CCCTGTTAAGGGGCCCCGGGGTGCTAGCCAAGCATCCCTTTCTCTTCGAGAGGAGTGATTGTAGTGTCCAGAGCGCCGGGCGGCTATTTGCCGTACGACAGTGGTGATAATTCTCACCGCAATCTGAACAAGAGTCCGTTTAGTAGCCGAGGTTTTGTGCGCAAGATTCAGGCACAAACCGACAGCTACCTGGGCAAGAACAGTGGCGAAGCCACCTACTATACCCAGCTCGAGACTCGGCAGAGCTACAGTCACAACGTGTCCTTACTGGGCCGTTCAGCAGGAAATATCGGAGGCAACTTTGTTCACACGAAAACTACCGTGGACAAATTCGGCGACTACCTCGAGCCCTACACAACGGGCTCGACGTGGCGATCGGCGGGAGGAATCTTTACTCCCGGGAACGGAATGTTCACCAATCTTGGATTTGATCCGAAGGGTAAGACCTACTCTCAGATTCAATCCAACGTCGAAGCGAGCGGCGCACCCCTTGTATCGCGTTCTGAAATGGACGCTTGGGGGACTACTGCTATCGCTCGTGTTGCTCCCACCAACCCACTCGTCGATCTCTCAACGAGTGCAGCAGAGCTCTTACGAGAGGGTCTTCCCTCTCTGCCGGGCAATGCTGGGAATCTCGGAGGAGAGTACCTTAACATCATGTTCGGGTACCTTCCTCTCGTTGGTGATGCCCAAGGGCTCACCAACACCGCTCGCAACCATGACGCGCTTTTGCGTCAGTTCGAGCGTGATTCCGGACGGCGGATCCGCCGTCGTTATGAGTTTCCGCCCGATACCTCCATCTTGGAGAATATCGTGCGGACAGGGATCGTACCCGGCTTGCTGGGTCTATCCCCTTCAGGACTCGTCACGACGGGGCGTCATGTTCGTACCAAGGTCTTCGAACGCAAAGTCTGGTTCGAAGGAGCTTTCACCTACCATCTTCCCCAAACGGGGTGGAGGCGAACCGCGGCTGAGCTTGATCACCTTTACGGTGTTAAGCCCGGCACGGATACCTTGTGGGAACTGATGCCATATTCCTGGCTAGTCGACTACTTCACCAACGTTGGTGACGTGATGAAGAACATCACTGCTTTTACGCAGGATGGTCTCGTCATGCCTTATGGCTACCTGATGTGTGAACAAAAGGTAGAACATGAGGAGACTTGGACCGGACCAATGCGGTTCGGTGCGTGGCGTGACACGACGATATCTGCAAAGATAACTCATGTCACGCAACAGCGACGACTAGCGAATCCTTTCGGATTCGGAGTGGAATCCGGTGGCCTTTCAGGTCGCCAGGTTTCAATCCTGGCCGCACTCGGCATCAGCCGAATGTGAAGCCTGGGCTTCGGCCCAACTGTTTGACCCCTCGGGCTATCAGGCCCGGGGGTGCAATACCGGTCGAGAAACCTCTCGATCGGTCCAGTCAGAAAGTCACACGCCATGTTTTCAGATCCTCAGTCCGTTACCGTGAACGCGGTCGCGAAGACCCTTCCCAGGGTCGTCGTGGGCGATCGCAAGGCCTCTTACGAGAGCACTGCGGACGGTCTCCAGCTGCACATCACTCACGTGGTGGGCAAGCGGAACCGTCACACGGTCCGACTCGACGTCACCAAGACTGCCGCCGACCCGCTTCTTGACGGGGTCAGCAAGCAGTACTCGATGTCCGCCTACATCGTCGTGGACGCACCGCCGAT